ATTGCATATAATTCAGAACTTCCAAAACCATTTTTTAAAATTAATAGTTATTATATGCTTTGGAAGGAATTAAAAAAATTATATAATTTAGAAATCGCAAATGAAATAATTGAAATGCAAATTACAGGAGATATATATATAAACGATGCGCATGGTATTGGAGGAGGATTAAGTTATTGTTATAATTATTCTACTTATGATATAATGACTAAGGGTTTGCCTATGGTTAATAAAATAAAATCTATTGCACCTAAATATTTATATTCATTTAAATCTCAATTGGAACAATTTACAATAATAGCAGCTAATTCTACATTAGGCGCAACTGGTTTAGCAGATATGCTTGTTATAATGAGTTATTATGTAAAAAATATAATAACTTCTACATCTGATGCTGGATTTAAGCTTGCTTCTACAGAAGATTGTTGGAAATATATAAAAGAGACTCTCATAAGTTTCATATACACAATAAATCAACCAATGAGAGGCAACCAATGTGTAACCGAAGACACAGAAATATTAACGCCTACTGGTTTTAAAAAATATAACGAACTTTCTGTGGGAGAGGATATTTATACTTGGCAAGATGGTAAACTTAATATACAAAAAGTAAAAAAAGTAAATATATACGACTATGTTGGAATTATGCATAAATATACAGGAAGAGATGGAGTTCAAATGGTTACGCCAAATCATAGAATTCTTCATAAAAAAAATAATACAAAAAAATATATTTTATCCGAATCTTCAAAATTAATTAATAAAAAAACACCATTAACATATCCTGTAGCAATGTTAGAAGATGATAGACAAGATTATAAAATTTCAGATGATATGTTAAAATTATGTATATTTATATTAACCGATGGAACTATAGATATGGAAAAAACAGGTAGAGTTTCGATATTTAAATCTCCTAATAGATGGGGAAATGAAGAAATAGTTGCATTATTAAATAATTTAAATTTAAAATATAGATATCATCAAGAAGATTCTAATTTTGGAGGAAAACTTAATCATTATAATATAAATACAGAATCTTCACAAGAAGTATTAAAATTATTAAATTATACAAAAAAAATATTACCAAATTGGTTTACACAATTAAGTAAAAGACAAGCAAATTTAGTAATTAATTTATGGGCAAAATTAGATGGACATACGGACATTCGTTATAAACAACAAAAATGTCAATGTGATAATTATAAAATTGCAGACCAATTACAACATGTATGTTTTTTAGCAGGAAAAGGAAGTAATATTACGGCAAAAATAATTGGAAATAATAAAAAAGAAACAATTTATTTAATACCCTATAATCGAATTAACAAAGATGTCCACATGAAAGAATTGGTTCAATATGAAGGAAAGGTTTGGTGTCCTACTACTGATGATGGGGTGGTTGTTTTTAGAAAAGATAAAAAAATATTTATATCAGGTAATAGTTGTTTTACTAACATATCTATTTATGATGATAATTTTTTATTAGATTTACAAAAGGATTATATATACCCCGATGGAACAAATATGGATATTGAAATAGTAAAAATGTTACAAGATTTATTTCTTACAATAATGAATGAAGAATTACATAGAACGGCAATAACATTTCCTATTACCACTGCTTGCTTTTCTATTGATGAAAACAATAATATAAAAGATAAAGAATTTGTTGATTTTATAAGTAAACATAATAAAAAATTTGGATTTATCAATATATTCTGTGGATCTACATCTAAATTATCAAGTTGTTGCAGATTAATTTCGGATAAAAATAATGAATATTTTAATAGTTTTGGTTCAGGATCTAGTAAAATAGGATCTCTTGGAGTAGTAACAATTAATTTACCTAGACTTGCGTTTAAATATAAAAATTCAGAATTATTTTATATTGAATTAAAACGAATGGTAAATATATGTTCAAAAATAAATAATGCAAAAAGAAAACTTGTTCAAAAAAGAATCGACAATGGTAATCATCCGTTATATAGTTTAGAATTTATTGATATAACTACTCAATATAGTACTGTCGGGATAAATGGTTTTAATGAATGTATAGAAATACAGGGTTTAGATATATTAACACAGGACGGAATTAATCAAGGTTTAAAAATAATACAAATAATAAATGAAGAAAATAATAAATATGCTAAACAATATAAAGCTCCACATAATTGTGAACAAATACCTGCTGAAAATGTTTCAATAAAATTACCATTAAAAGATAAATTACTTAAATATCAAGATAAATATACTATTTATAGTAATCAATTTATTCCTTTAACAACAAACGCAAATGTATTAGATAGAATAAAATTACAAGGAATATTCGATAGTCATTTTAGCGGAGGTGCTATAGCTCATATAAATGTTGATTCTCCAATTGAAGAAGAATTTCAATTAAAAAACTTAATTGAAATGTGTGCTAAAATGGGAGTTGTATATTTTGCAATTAATTATGTATTATCTGAATGCGAAAATGGGCATATGTGTGTTACAAATGGAAATATTTGTACAATTTGTGGAGAAAATATTAAAAATAAGTATAGTAGAGTGGTTGGATTTTTAACTAATATTCATAATTGGCATCAAACAAGACGAGAGGAGGATTTTCCTAATAGACAGTTTTACAAAGGAAATGAAATATGAATATATTACATATTGATTATACATTACAATTGCAATCTTTAGATATATATTTATCTGGTTGTAACGGAAATCCCCACTGTAAAAATTGTCATAACCCCGAAAGTTGGGATTTTACAAAAGGTAAAGTATATAATGAATTATATTTTAATAAAATTAAACAACAAATAAATGATTTTGATTTATTAATACATAATATTATGATTTTTGGAGGAGAGCCATTAGATAATTCACATGACGAACTTTTACATTTATTATTTGATTTAAAAATGTTTAATAAAAAAATATGGTTTTTTACAAGATACGGAATTAACGAAATTCCAAAAGAAATAAAAAGTTTTTGTAATTATATAAAAACAGGAAGATATATTGAAGAATTAAAATGTAACGATAATATTCAATATGGAATTAAATTAGCCACATCAAATCAAAAAATTTATAAATTATAGAAAGGAGAAGATTTAATTGGAATCAAATAGTTTTCAATATTTTGTCGATAATAAACATTTTGTCAACGATATATCTACAAATGAATATCTTAAATTATTGAATAAAATAGAATTATCAGTTAAAACAGAACGTGAAAAAGCTAGATCTGCTAATATAACAAATACAGAAAAATTTTTACAAGAATACAATTGCAAGTATACAGAAACAAACTTGTGGATACAGAAAACAGATATAGAAAAAATACCAATAGAAAAAGATTTAATTCACGACCCTCAAATAACAAACAAAAGTAAAACCAATGCAAAAGATCAGTGTAATTTATTAGAATTTATATCTGATTCAAACAAAACAGAAGAAGAAGCTGTGGATGTGGCAAAATAAAATAAAACTAATATATAAAGTCATAGAATCATCTACAATCAATTATAATTACCCTAGGATACATTTATCTATCCTAAAATAAAAAACGTTATAACAAGGTTCTATGACTTTATATAAAATAAAAATAAAAAAAGGAGTATATTTATGAGCGATATTTGTAAAATATTCATTAAAGTTAACGAAAATGGTAAACATCCTGTTGCTGCTTCAATTGGTTCAGCCGGATTAGATTTATTTGCAACAGAAAATATGGTTATTAAACCAGGAGAAACTAAAGTAATGCCACTAAATTTTAGCATAGCATTACCAGATAATTGTGAAGCACAATTAAGACCTAGAAGTGGGTTATCTTTAAAAACAAATTTAAGAATGGCTAATTCACCAGGAACTATAGATACCGATTTTAGAGGGATTGTTGGGGTAATATTAGAAAATAATTATAATGTAGCTAATTTACCTTATAAATTAATTGATAATCCTGAATTACAGAAGAAAATAAAAATAACAGATTTAGCTAATTGTTTAGAACAAAATTTATGGAATTTCAATTTTATCTTTAAATATATACCTATATTTTTAGATGAAAAAGATAATCCATATGGTACAATTTATATTGAAAAGGGAATGAGAATAGGTCAAATGATAGTAGCTGAATATAAAAAAGTTATTTTTATAGATTGCGAAGATCCTTCACAAATAGGTAATGATCGTAAAGGTGGATTTGGAAGTACGGGTGTTAAGTAATATGAGTATATACGCTTTATCACCTCTTGATGGACGATATTTAAAAGACACATTAGAACTTGGTAATTATTTTTCTGAGTGGGCGCTGATGAAGTATAGAGTTAAAATTGAAGTGAAATGGCTTATTTTTATGTCCAAGCTTCAATGTATGAAAGAAGTCAGGTGTCTTAAAGATAATGAGTTGATATTTCTAAAAGATATAGTACATAATTTTGATAAGAAGACTGCACAAAAAATAAAAGAAATTGAAAAAACAACAAGTCATGATGTCAAGGCAGTTGAGTATTTTCTGAAGGATACATTAAAAAGGACATCTTTGAATGATATTATGGAGTTTATACATTTTGGGTGTACATCCGAGGATATAAACAATCTGGCATATGCAATGATGCTAAAGGATGGAATAATCAATGCATGGCTTGTAAAAGCATGGGAACTGGTTGGTGAAGTTTCGAAGTCTGCCATTGAATTAAAAGAATGTGCTATCCTTGCAAGAACGCATGGGCAACCCGCTTCTCCGACAACAATGGGAAAAGAACTTGCAGTATTTGTTTCCAGGTGGAAAAGACAGTTAAAACATATTGAAAATCTTGAATTTTTAGGCAAGTTCAGCGGTGTTACAGGAAATTTTAATGCACAATTGATTGCATACCCAGAATTTGAATGGGAGAAGATTGCCTGTGATTTTGTTGAAGGCCTGGGAATAAAATATAATCCACTGACAACGCAGATTGAAGCACATGACTATATGGCCGAATGTTTTCACGCCATTATTCGGTTTAACAATATACTACTGGACTTTGACCGGGATATGTGGAGCTATATATCAATGAATTATTTCAAACAGCGTGTGGTTGAAGGGGAAGTTGGATCATCAACTATGCCTCACAAGGTTAACCCTATAAAGTTTGAAGCGTCTGAAGCAAACATTGGCCTCAGTAATGCCATAATGGGGCATCTCGCCGACAAACTACCGGTATCAAGGCTGCAAAGGGATTTAAGCGATTCTTCTGCTTTAAGGAACATTGGGACGGCAATTGGACATTCATATATAGCTGTAAAATTTGCAATGACAGGTTTTTCGAAATTAATTATAAATAAAGACCAAATTTCAAATGAACTGGATACAGCATGGGAAGTTCTTGCGGAAGCAGTTCAGACGGTGATGAGAAAATGCGGGTACGAAAAGCCATATGAAAAATTAAAGGAACTTACGAGAGGCAGGTCAATTACGGAAAAAGCAATGCGTGAATTTATAAATAGTTTGGAACTTCCTGATGAAGACAAGAAAAGACTTATGAAGCTGACTCCGGCACAATATACTGGAATTGCAGGCAAGTTGGCTGAACATGCAAGGGATTAAGAAAGGAGAATTAATATGTATAAAATATTTAAATTTATAAAAGGGAAGAAAAAATATCTTACAATAATAAAAGAAAATGGAAGTATTAGTTTTAATTGGACTGAATCAGATGATTTTTCTTTTGAATCAAACGAAGAAGTTATTAAAAAGATGAAGTTATTTGGATTATCAAATACAGGAAGTGTAAAAATCATTGAAACATCAACAGGTAGATTGTTTACTTACAAAGAAATTAAAGGATTATTAACTTATTAGAAAGGTGAAAAATATAATGTTAAATAAAGAATATGAAATTTATTATTGCCAAAATTGTGGCGTAGAATTAATTCAGTACATATGCGATAAAAATAATGTAAATTTTTGTCAGAGGTGTGAGGAACAAAATGGAGTTAATAATAATTAGGAGGAGTAGATTGAATTTTATAAAAGATAATATTAATATATTGCCACCAAGATATGAAAAATGTGATATATGTGAAACACTTACCTATATAGAAGAACTTAAAGAAGGCATATGCCTTAGTTGTATAAAAGAATGGAACTATCCATTAGATATTATGTCTTGATAATAATTGTAAAATAAAACAAAAGGAGAGAAATAGACGATAATGTTTATAATGTATAAAAATGTTTTACTAAAGAAAACTTATTTTTCCATTGAAGGTAGCAACAATGATAATTGGGTGGGTTGGATGAATTCTGCTACAATTTTTCAAAATCAACAAGAATTAATAGAAGTTATTGAAAATTATAATTTATGGGAATCTAAAAACATAAGTATATTAAATACCCAAGATGGCAAAGTTAAATCTTTACGAGAATTTAAACCATTAACAAGGTAAAAAGGAGAAGAATTATGACTAGTAAAATTACTGGATATATATTATTCAATAAGAAAAATATAAATTTTGTAAATGCAAATAACGAAGATACTGAAATAATGCATGAAGCATATGTATATACTAATAAAAAAAGTTTAATAAAAGAATTAAATGAAGAATTTGACGAACCTGATGATTATGATATTTGGGCTATAGAAGTTTGTTATAATACTATACAAGAAGGTGACGAAGGATGAAACCTGAATACTTTTATGCTATTGGATCGGTATTATTTTTTATAGGTTCGTTAATTACTATTTTAGGAGGTAAATCATGAATATTAAACATGTTGGTAATGGTGAAGTAATCCTTATTGCCGGCGGAGGAAATATATATACTGATATAGCAGCTCGATTTGTGGGTTCTGAAAAATGTTTAAAAGATATTATAGCTTCTCCATATGATTCTAAAATAGTTTCAAATATAATCACTTCAAATCACAAAGCGGCTTTAGAATTTGATTATTTTTTATTCGGTGTACAAGGATATGCTAGAGTTACTGAAATACAACTTGTTAGAAAGCGTATTGCATCATATATGATAAAATCAGGAAGAATTAATAAAGAGGGGAAACGTTCATTTGATGTTGTTGTGCCAGAATCAATTTGTTGGCATAATGTTGAGTTAAAACGTTTTTGTCCTAATTGCAGCAAAGAAATAGTTCTTCATTTTGATTCGTATGATTTATTAAATTTAATTGAAGGATGGTATAATAAAGGAATTGATCATAATATACCCGAAGAAGAACTTCGTTATTTAAAACCACAAGCAACAGAGTTTAAAGCAATTATTGGAATGAACGCCCACGCTTTATTAGATTGGTTTCAAATTAGACTTTGTAAAAATGCACAAGAAGAAATAAGAGATATGGCAAAAAAAATGTTGATACTTTGTAAAAATGTTGCTCCTGATTTATTTGAGTCAGCCGGAGCAAGTTGTAAACATTATGGTTATTGTCCCGAAAATAAAAGACAACATATTGATTGTAGAATTATAAAAAAAGATGAAGCAATAATGATTTTAAAAAATCATTGTGGAGAGGTGAAATAAAATGTTAGATGAAAATATAATAGATATAACAGATAATAGTTTGGCAATTGAAATACTTAAAGATATTACTGTAATTTTAAACGCAATTGAACATAATGATTTTAACTATATAGAAACAACATTAAAAGAATTAAAAGAACATATTATTGATTTTGAAAAAATCGTATGTCAAAATAAAACCGTCGGTTTATATGAAAATACCGAAGAATTAAATACAAGCCTGAGTGGCTTAAAAGTATAGTTGAATAAGAGGTGAAATAAATAAGAAAAGAGAGGTGAAATAAAATATGTATTTAAATAATATGATTTTAAATAATATTATAGATATAAAAACAGAAACATTTAAAGAATCAGGTAAACCCTTTTTAAATATAACTTTAATACTTGATAACGGTTATGAAATTAATATTCCTAAATTTGAAATAACTGGACTTGAAATATATAATGATTTATTTTCAACAAAAGTTACGTTAGGAAGTCGGATATTATCTAAAGATATATTAACTGAAAAATTAATTGAGATTAAAAATCTTAACGTTGAAGAAGAAGAAGAAGAAGAAGAAGATTGGAAAAAGTGCTATGAACAATATTTATCAGAAAATGAGGTGAAATAATATGAAAACTTTTTTAATTCAAACTGTCGAAAATGAAGTTGTACATGATTTTTCATTTAATTTAATTGAAGCTATTAAATATAACAATTGGTATTACCATACAAATACATATAGATATATTTTAACCAACATAACAAATGTATCTATTCCAAATTGTATACCAATTGGTTCGATAGAATTTGTTATGAATTATTTAAATAGCTATTATCAATATAATTATATTAATTACAAACCATTAAACATTCCACCAGAATTAATGACAGAAAATTATTTAAAACGATCATGTACAATTGAAACTGCTAAAGACATACATCAATTTGAAGAACCTTTATTTGTTAAAGATGTAAACAAGCTAAAAGGATTTTGCGAAATTATAAATAATAAACAAGACATACCCACATCTGGTGATTATCTTGTTTCTGAGATTGTAGATATAGACTCTGAATGGAGAGCGTTTGTATATAATAATAAATTAGTTGGATTGCAAAATTATTCAGGAGCTTTTTATAAATTTCCAGATATACAAATAATATGCAATATGATAAAAGATTTTAATTATCCACATGCTTATACAATGGACATAGGTATTAATATGGATGGAACTTTTATAATTGAGTGTCATGATTTCTTTAGTTGTGGTTTATATGGATTTTCAGAACATAAAATTTTACCAAAAATGTTTATATCTACATGGATGAAATTAATTGAAGAAAATAAAAATGACCAAAATCAAAAAACGTAAAAAAAAGAGAGTAAATTTACTCTCTTTTTTTTTATATAACATTATACAATCTTCCTAACAAAATAGCAACATATTCTCCATTAATTAATTTACCAACTATTAAATTTGGAATCCATTCATCGGGAGAATTTATTAAACCTAATTCAATTAATTTAGATACTGCATCATGTCTACAAACTGTTTGGGTAACTCTTTGAAGTAATAATGACATATAGCTACCTTCTATAAATTTATCTTTTCTAACGTTCTCTATCCAATAATCAGGTGTATTAATATATCCTTTATCTACAAATTTTTGAATTATTTGTTCAAGAGTAGGTTTACGCATGAAATTACTTACACTTTGCTTAAATATAATCCATTCATTAGGATTATTTACAAACCATTTAGGACAATCTTTTCCAGTAATATCATAATGTCTTATCAAATCATTCAAAGGATTAAGATTATATATTTTACATAAATTATAACTAAGTTCAATCATTGAATTTAATGTGACTTCTCTAAATTTACCAGTCCAATCAGGATGACAATTTTCAATAGAAATAGAATAATTATTAGCAGAATTTGTACAATAAGATATTTCATTTTCGGGAATACATTGAATTACTTCGCCTGTTAATCCAATTATATAATGACAACTACCAATAATTATTTTACCATTTTTGTCATATCGTTTATTTTTTAAATCTTCGAAATAATCCCAATTGCTTAAAGCTGTTGAACCTGCATTCCCAACCCAATGAATTGCTATTTTTGTGATAGATTTTAAAGGTAAACCAGGTCTGCTATATTTACTTATTGTAAAGAATTTTTGTATTATATCCATATTTCACCTGCTTTT